GTGGCCCCGGCTTCGTTTGCTCTCACTAGTTCCGCTTCAGCTTGTTCTGAGTAGCTGGCCAGATAGAACCGGCGGGTGGCCGTTTCGGTCGGGCGCGGCAGGTACAGTGTGACCGGCGAGGCGAGATGGTAGCCGCGATCAATCGGCGCGAAGGTCCCGCCGAGGTTGCGGGTGCCGCCGAGGGTCGCCGTGCTATTCAGCGGCACACCAGCGGAGGCGGATTGGTCAACGGGCTCTTCCCAGCAGTGGACGCCAACGAAGTCGCCCAACGGGCTCGGCGCGGTGAATGCGATCTTGACCCGAACCCGCTCGTCGTCGGCGTACTCGTAGCTGGCCGAGAGACCCGTCACGTCGTCGGGCGCTCCCGGCACGGACGGCGCTGTTGTCGATGCCCCAGGCGCCGCGCCTCTGCCGCCTCCGCCCTGCCCCGCGAGCGCCTTCCAGAACTCCTGCACGCCCGTTAGTGACGTGCCGGTGATGGCCCGCACGCGGAACCGGAGATACTGGCCGGCAACGTCGGACAGGGTCACGTCGTGGACGAGGTACGAGTCGCTCGAAACGCCGCGCGGCGTGTTGGCGATGGTCTGGAGTTGCCCGGGCCGCAGTGTCACGCACGATGGCTCGACTTCCTCGTCGGTCTCGTACTCGATTTCAGAGACGGCCGCCTTCTTGGCGGAGATGATGGCGAGGGCTTCATTGTACGCCTGCACCTGCCCGACTTCGCGCTCCAGGTACGACACATAACGCCCGCTGCCGCCGCCTTCTTGCGTGATGGTCGCGCTGATGTCGGCGCTGTCCTCGACGCGCACGATGTCAGCCCCGAGACGCTGGTAGCGGACGATGAGCGTGTCGCCGCTGGTCAGCACGTCTACGTCTGCGTCCTGCCGGATGCGGGTGGAAGCGTACTCCCAATAGTAGGCCTTGTCCGACTCGCTCAGCCATTGCCCGAACTCGACATCTTGCCCATTGACAGTCATGCCGACGATCTGCCCGAGGCGGTTCGCGAGGGTGAAGGTGCGGGTCGTGCCGTCGCCCGTGAACGACTCTTCGAGCGCCGGAATCTGTGTCCACGGCACGCGGAACGCGGCGGCGTTCGTCTTGTCCTCGCGCGTGCGGCGCACCGTCAGCGAGCGATAGTTGGCGCTGCTGGTCGAAATTGAGAACGGTGCGGCGGCAAACGTGCGCGGCTTGAAGTAGAGCTCGCGGTCCTCGTCGATCCACCAGACGAAGTTCGACAGAGTCGCCAATTGCCCTATAGCATCTGAGACGGTCGCATCCGCGTCAAACGTCACCGCGTCGAGAACTGCGCCGAGGTCCACGTTGGTGGTGCCGATGCCTTCGTTGTCCGCGAAATTGGCGATCAGGTCCGCGACGATTGTTCCGGCGCGGTTGGTGAGCAGGACCTGTTCTAGCGTCCCGGCGTCGGTGATGTCCACGGCCGCGCCGCCGTTCGTCAGCGACAGTTGCAGCGTGGTGCTGGCAGCGTTAACCACGAAGTACTCGATGGTCGAGTCCAGCCCGCCCGCGAGCGCTCCCTGCGCGTGGGCCTTGATGCGGACGCGTGCGCCGTTGCTCAGGCCGTGCGCCGAGGCGCTGGTCAGCGTGTTGGTGCTGGCGTCGGCAGTGACGATGATGGTGCCGTCGTAGTGGGCCGGGAGCGCAGTAGAGAAGTTGAAGCAGCGCCGCCGGTCGAGGCGCTGCTCCCAGGTGATGCCGCGGATGTCGTAGAACGCGCCGGCCGCCGCTCCGGCCTCGGTGATCGACACTTCGGCGACTTCATCGACACTGCCGGCCCATAGCTTCGCCGCGCCGCTGTACAACTCGATGACATGGCCCTGCTGCGGCCGATACGCGCCGCTGGTCGAGACGATGCGGCAGTTGAACGTGGCCCGCTGGCCGAGGCTCGCCTGAATACTCAGGCTGTACGGAACGGCCTCGCGGATGGCCCCGGCAATGTAGACGTCGATACTCATGCGGGTATCACCCCCAACTGCTTCAGTTCGCGCGTGATGGCGTCGAGTAGCGTCCTCGTGTCGCCGGTCGCGCTAATGTTGATCGTCACGTTATTACCGCCCGCCATGGCCATCTGGCGGCCTTCGGTGCGAATCATTGAGTCGTGGATGTCCTTCAGCTTCGGCAGGTACTCGTTGTTTTTTTCGAGCAGGTGCAAGAGGTGGATCTGCGAGTAGCGGACTTCCTTCTCGATTAGGTCCAAGGTCTTGTTCATCGCGGCGAACTGGAAGTTCGAGATGATCGACGACACCGCCGTAGCCACGCCAGCCACCGCATTCACGACCGCCGTGACGGGGTTGGCCGCCGCAATGGCAGAGCCCAGTCCACTACTTGCTGGTGCCGCCGCTGTTATCGCGGGTATAGCCGCGTTGGCCGCGCCGCCCAGCACGCCGGGTATCGCAGAGGTTGCCGTGCGCGCTCCCGTGCCGCCCAGCAAGCCGCCGAGTGCGCCGCCGACGCCGCCCAGGTTGGCCATTAGCCCGCCGAGCGCGGCGATCACCTTGTTGATGCCGTTCTCGATGATCGTGCGAACTAGGCTCTTGGCTATCTGCTTGCCCAACTCCTCAAACTTCTGGCCCACCTTGCCGCCGCTGACGATGATGTCGGCCAGGCCGCGCGACAGGTCGGTAACGATGGTCGAGACTTGCCGGGAGATGGCCTGTTGCGTCTTCTTCCACTCGCCCGCCGTGTCGCGCGACAGAATCTTAATCATCTCCGCATTGCGCTTGGCGGAACGGGCCTGCTCCGCGCCGGCCAGAGCGCCGTCGTCCCGGCGCGGCTCGCCGGTCATGATTAGCTGGCCCAGGTCTAAATTGCGCGCCGATGCCGCCGCAAGCTGAATATCGCCGATTGCGGCCAGTGCGCGTTCGCGGGCGAAGTCGAAGGAGATACCGACTTCCTCCATCTTCGGAGGCACTCCGCCGACGTCCACGATGAACTTCTTGTACGCTTCGCCCAGCGCCTCTTGCGCCCGCTGCACGTCAATGGACGACGCCTTGCCCTGCTGGTAGGCTTCAATGATTCGCTCCATGGCCGTTCGCGCCAGCACGAAGCTGCCAATGGCGTCGGTGGTGTTGGTCACGCCGAGACGCTCAAAGCTGTTCGCCAGTTGGTCGACAACCGGCTTTAATTTGCTTTTCTTTTCGGCCAAAGCAGCGGCAGCAGCAGCCGCTGCCATGTACTGCTCGACCAGCTTTTCGGCTTCTGTCTTGACGTTTGCAATTGGCTTTGCGTTTTTGTTGAGCTCGCGCGACAACAAAATCAACTGTTTATTGAACTCGTCCAAGCTGATCGCGCCAGATCTATACTTTTTCTCTAGTTCAGCGACCAATGGAGATTTGCCGCGAAGCTGCTTGAGCAAGTTTTCCGTTGCATTCGAGAACAGACGATTTGAGTTGTTGAGATTGTCCTGCGCCACAGACAGTTCATAATGCGCGTAGGCAAGATTAGCCAGCCCAACCACCAACAGCGCAGCCCCCGCCGAAAACGCTGCCATGGCAATTGTGGCCTGCACTGTTCCGGCTGCGAACCCAGTCAGCGCTAAAATTTGAGCGCCCAATGCTGCGCCTAATGGCCCGATAACGCCAGCCAGCGAGCCAATCAGCGCTCCAAACTTAATAACGGCTTGGCTGATGATGATAAACTTTTCCGTTAACGTGCCTAATACCACGATGGCGACAGGTATTGCGGCAGCAAATGCCGCCAGCTGAATAGACGTTGCCTTAGTGCTGTCTGATAGGCCATTAAAGGCAATGATTAAATCCTTGGCGCGTTCAATCGCCGGATTCATAAACTCGTTAAGCACCATCTTTCCAATCGGCAGCAAAGCCTTGCCAAGCTCTGCCGCTGTTTGGGCCGTTGCTTCCTGCAGATTTTCAAACGCAGTCTTAGCCCCCGCCGTTGCCCTCTCGCTCTTCCCAAGCTCGGCAGTGATGATTCGAATAAACTGCTGAGAGCTAATGCCCATTTTCTCGAAGACTTTGGCTGGATCACCAATCGCCGCCGGTCCAAATTTTTCCTTGATGATCGCGGCAATCTGCGGGATACGCTCGATGATTGGGTCAAGGTTCTCTTTCGTGACCTTTCCCGCCGCGCCTAGCTGCGAAAGCTGTTTAATGACCTCGCTAAAATCTTCCTTGCCGCCCCCCACCACGGCCAGGGCGTTCCCCAGCTCCATCATAATTCGACGCGATTCATCGGCGCTGTTGCCCAGAACCTGCAGCCTGATTGATCCCTTCACGGCGTCTTCCAGATTCAGGCCGGGTAACTTTGCAACCTCTTTCAGCCGCTCCATTTCCTCGGCGGCCGCCTTGGTCGATTTCATCGTTGCCGCCAGCCCATTGCCGAGCGTTTCCATCTTAGCAGCAGCGGCCAAAGCCCCAGCCGCCACCCCGGCCAGGGGAGCAGTTATGCCAATCGAAAGCGCCTGTCCAGCCTGCGCCACGTCCGCACCGAAGCGCTTGATTTTATTCAGGCTGGCGTTGACCTTCTTGTCAAAGTCGTCGGTCGATGCGCCGATGCGGACAATCAGGTTGCTGAGAACAGGCATTAGCGGCGACCTCGCGCCTTAGCCGCCGCTTCCTTCGATGCCTTTTCTTGCTCCTGGTGCTTCATTTCCAGATACGCTCCCCATTCGCTGAACTCGCTTGATGACATCGTCGCCAGCAACTGACCAACCGTCATGTGTAGGTGCTCGGCGAGCGCAAACGCAAATTTACGCTCGCCAGTTAGTTTTTTGCTGCTTCAGCCGCCGCGTTTTCGGTCAAGCCGGATATGCGGCAGATTTCGGTTACGATGCGGTCCACAACGCTCCCCGACTGCTTCAACAGCTGGTCCTGGTGCGCCGGTTCAAATACCGCCTTGCCCGTCTCCGGGTCGAAGGTCGATGCGATCAGCAACCGCACCATGGCCACAGCGGGCCACTTCTTCGCGTCCTCGCCGAACTTGACGCGGTCTTCGGCGTTCATCTCGCGGACGGCGACCTTCGCGTCCCACTCGGGGACGTCGATTACGGTGCATTTCAGGTTGGCCGCTAGGGCTCTTTGTGCGATGGTCATGGTATGTAGTCAACAACTCCAAGAACGGAAAAAGAGACGTTCTGCTTAATGGTTTCGTTTTCGCCGACGGTGATACTGGCCGACGATTGCGACGCGCCAAACACCCACTTCACGCCGCTTGACTGGATGGCGTAGCACTCGATGATGTAGTAGCTTGTGGCGTTGGTCTGAAAGAACTGATCGTTGTAAAACTGGTTGAAGGTACACGTCGCGTCTGCCTGCACGCGCTGGCGGGACTTCCACGGGTCGCCGAAGACTTGGACTTCTTCGAGGACCGGCTGAATATCGAGGGTCCAGTCGAAGCCCTGCGCCGCCTTTGACAGCGTAAGGAACTCGCCGGTGACGGTTACCGCCCCGGCGGGAGTGTAGTTGCCGAATACAATTTTGCCGCTTCCGTAGGCTACCTGATACCGGCTCGACGGGACCGGCGTGGCCCCGTCCAGAACGGTCAATGATGCGTTGGGGTTGATCGCGCGCCGGGTGGAGAGCGTGATCTGGTACACGCCCCCGCCCAGGTTGGTAGTCGCCTGCCCGGTCATGGCAGTGCCGGTGCCGGTCGCCAGAAAAATATCTGCGCTTCTGCCTGCGAGGACTGCCATAAGTGCTCCTTAGGTGTAGGTCAGTGCGCCGTTGCCCGTGAAGGTGTACGACACCGTCACAAGGCCGTTCTCGGCGGCGGTGATGGACGCCTGAACGAAGGCACTGCCCGAGTAATAGTTGGTGCCGTTGATATAGAACCGCACGCTGACGGTCGTGCCGCCGAGGACGGCGGTGTTGAGCGCAACGTGCCCGTTCGTGTCCGTGTTGTCGAATCGGCCCGCGCCCGTGCCGGACCAGTCGCGGATCGTGGCCGTCCGCTCCTTCCAGGTGTCCGCGAACGCTTGCGTCTCTTCAAGGCCGGTGGACACGTCAAGCGTCCAGGTGTCCATCTCGGCGATTACGTTTGCTGCAAGCCGGATCGAACCGGCGTTACCGCTTAAAACTGGCATAGCTCCCCCTTATTGGTAGTCGTGAATAAAGTCAAACTCTAGAATGACTGCATAGAGTTTTTCGTTGGTTTCGAGTGTCTCTTCGTACTCGATGCGTCGCCCGTTCAGATGCGTGCTTCGCACCGTGAGGCCACTCGCGTCCGTGATGGCGTCCTGCTGGTTGATCACAGCCGCGTAGACCGTGTCGGCGAGATCCTCGGCGGCTTTGCTATTGCCCGTGGCCATGCAGTAGATGTTCACCGGGCGGCGCGTGGCCGTCGGCGCTGCGCCGATGCTATGGAACGGGATATCGTCGATGGCCTCGATGACCAAAGCCGGATACTTCGTTTGGCGGGCCTGCTCGGCGTGGATATCGTAGACTCGATTGCCCACGACCGACGAGATGGTCGGCTCGGCCTGCGTGTAGCGGTAGAGGGCCTGATAGATCCTCACGCGGCACGCCCCAGTGCGTCAAAGGCCGCCTTGACGCGGGTTTCAAGCAGCTTTTTGATGCTGCGGCGCTTGGCCTTCACGGCGTCCGAGAGGAACGGATTCGGGCGGCTGCCGGGGTGGAAGACTTTCGTGCGGATCTGGTCGCCGACGCGGCTTAACCAAGCGAAGGCGCGGCCCGCGATCTTCAGGAGGCGCTTGTTGCTGCTCTTGCCGCGGATCCAGTGCGGCTTGGTGCCATTATGGACCATTGCAGCGTGCGGCGCGTCCTTCTGGAACGTAAAGGTGAACGCCTGCATGAACGTCTTGTATTTGCGGCCCTTCGCGGCCTTGATCGCTTTCTTGAGGTCGCCGGGCGGCCGATCCGCTCCGAACCGCTTGGTGGTGTACGGCGCAATCGGCGCACGCCGCGCGGCCTCGCCCCGAATCTCGCGGGCGGCTTCTAGCAGAGCCTCTTCGATGTCTTGGCCCGCTGCGGTCCCCATGACGCGCTTCATCTGGCCGACAAGTTCGTCCATGCCCTTCACGCTGATTCCGAGGCTGCGGCGCGAAGGCATTAGATCAGCACCTCAACGGCCTGCATGGTCAGCATCTCGTCGCGCTCGTCTGGATTCAGAATCGACTTGATATCGAAGTAGCGCGTGGCTTTTGTCTTCTGGTCGGTGTATCGGACCCGCATGGCCGGCGTCAGCCCGATCACAAACCGCAAGCGGATCGTGTGAGTCAGATCCGCCATGACCTGCCGCGCGGCGAAGAACTCGCGCCCGTTGCCGGTCTCGATGGAGGCCCAGCACTGATGCACGATCGTCCATGTCTCGGTGCGGTCGCCGTTGGCGTCCACGTCGATGGTGTTGGCCTCAATGTCGATCAGGTGCCGCAGTGCCCCGGCCCTCATATGAAGACCCTCCACGGCGCGATGAGCGCAGACGCGGCCAGCGGCAACTCGGCTTCGTCCACAGCGGCGGCGGTGCCGATGGTGACGGCTTCGCGATGCTCGTAGAAGTGTGACGCGAGCATTCGAATCGCCTGCCGGATCGGCGTCGGCACGCTGGCCTGGTCGGGCCAGCCGCAGGTAAACTCGATCTCGATGGGGTCGGTGTGGCGAAGCGTCTCCGTGGGCCAGTCTTTCTGATATTCGAGAATGATCTGGCCCGGTGTGCGTGCTGTGGAGACTCCGTATTCCGTTGCCGGAAAAGTGCGCTGGACGCCGCTGGAATCGGTGTATCGGATATGAGCCACCGACACCAGCGGCGAGTAAGGGATGGTGATAGCGCCGGTATCCGGGAAGTAGTCCAGATACATACGCCATGTCTGTTGTGCGAACCGACGATTGCTCACCACCTCCAGATGGTTCGTAGCCGCTTGGACGTAAGGGCTCAACTGCTCGACCGGCTGACCCATGGCGCGGGAGTGCGCTTCAAAGTCAGAGTCGGACAGCGCCCAGAACGTCGGCGGCGTCACCAGCTGGAGGCGGTGCTCAATCATTAGTCGATCTCAGAGTGCGAGGTGCCGGGCGAACCGCCGAAGCGCGGATTGCACAGGGCGATGGCAATGCCGCCCAGCACCGGCGAGTCAACGACCTCGACAGCCTTGAGGCGAACGTAGCGGTAGCCAGCGTTGGCCAGTTCCTCCGCGTGCACCTGGATAGCGTACATCTGCGAAGAGCCAGCAGTGGTGACAAAGCCGGTCGCAGCGCGGGGAGTTACCGCGCCTTGAACGTCGGTGGCCGTGATGTTCTTGCTGTAGAACGGGACCGCCGTGGTGTTGGTCGGCACGATGTCGTCGCAGGCTTCGACCGTGATAGTCGAGGTGCCCGTTGCGCCAACGCCTTTGTGCAGAATGAAAAGTGCGGACTGGTGATTCGAGAGGTCGACCACGTCCGACGTGACCGTGCCCGCGAAGGCATCGGCCACGGGGTCGAGGCCTTTGATGAAGTGGAGGTTCGTGAGTTGCTCGTAGGGGATCATGGGTTCTCCTTAGGCGCGGGCCGCAGTGGTGACGAAGGGCGACAGGGCCGCAGTGCCGCGGTACGGGGTAATGGGCGTTTTAACGACGGACTGGCCGTTGGTGTCGATGCTCCATTTGAACGTCATTTCGTCAAAAATGAACCGGACGTGCATGGACTGCGCGGCACGGAGCCCGTCCTGTTCGATGGTTACGTACTTGCTCATATTGGCGAGCACAACGTCGCCAGCGGTTCCGAGTGTTTCGGCCTGCTCGACGATCACGATGGGGTAGCCAAAGAGGGTTCCGTAGTAGGGGCTCGCCGAGGCGTTGTTGTTGGGCAAAAACACGGGCTGCTGGCCGACAGTCATCAGCGGCAACTGGCCGATACAGTCGCGGTTCAGGAACCAAAACACCCGGTCGTTGTTCTCGACGTACAACCGCGAAAGCATGGCCGTTGCGTTTTCGATGACAAACGTGGCGGCGGTCTGGCCGGTCTTTTTGGCGACCTGGACCATAAGCGCCGCGCCGTAGTTCTGAATGCTGAATCCAAGGGGCTTGCCCACGCCGTCGCCGCGCCACACGGCGTCGTCGAGGCGGAAGGCGATCTCAGAGCCAAAGGCGTTTTCGATCAGCGTGGCAAACGCCGGAGCGTTCCGCAGAAGGCGCTCGGTCGCGTAGTGCAGGCACTTCAGCGACTCCAGGCGCAGCTCGTGACGGGACAGCTTCGGCTTCGTGGGGGTCGGCGCGTCGGCTTCGCCGGTCCAGTAGGCCTGGACGCCGCCCCACCGCTGACCGTTGGCGCGGGAGGTTTCGTCGACGTAGGGCAGTTCGATCGAGTCGTTGCCTTCGCCGATGGGAATCATCTGCGCCAGCGAATAGATGCGGCTGGTTTCGCGGGCCTTCGCCAGCAGCGCCGTCGAGAACTCGGTTCCGATGGCAAAGGCACCGTCAGCCGGGACCGCGGCGTTCGCGCCGGTCGCGGTGAGGTGCTGCTCGTAGAGGCGCTTATCGACCACGCCGCCGAGGTTGGCGAAGCTGCCGCGCGGGCTCATCGCGTAGGCAATCGCCGCCAACTGCTCGCCCACATTGCGAAATGGGCGCTTGGCTTCGTTGTCGCTGGTCACGCGGGCGGGCTCACGGGTGACATTGGCTTTCGCGCGGGCCTCAAGGGCCTCGACCGCGGCGAGTTGCTCGCGCACGGCCTTCAGTTCGGATTCTTTGCTATCGACCGCCTGCAGATGCGCCACCGGATCGGCGGCACCGCTGGAAGCGGCGAGAACCGCGCTGTACTCGGTTTCGAGCGCGGAGACCTGAGAGAGTAGCTCTCGTTTCGTCATTCGTTCCCCCTATTTGCCCAGCACCCGCCAGCGCCGCTGACGCAGCGCCAGTTCGTACTGGGCTCTTTGCTGGTCCGCGCTCGGCGCGGCCGTCAAACTTGTGCTTAAAATCTTGGCCTTTGGGTCGGCCCCGATGGGCACGACCGAGATTTCGTAAGGCTTCCACTTCTTCGCCAGATACTGCTTTACATCCGCACCGGGCTTCGACTCGACGACCAACTCGCCGATCTGGACGCCCATGGAGACGTTGCGCAGGATGCCGTCCTGGATGTCCTGCCAGGTGCCGTTAACGTCCTCGCGATTCGAGAACCGCAGGACAGCCCGGTAGCCGTCGTCGGCGCGGCGGGCGGATTCGACCACGCCGATCACATACTCGGTTTCGTGGGTCATGTGGCCGTCGAGGACCGGCGCGCCGGCAGACAGCGCGGAGAGGTCGGCGGAGTCCATATCGAAGCGCAGCTTCCAGCTTTCGCCCGTGAAGAAGTCGAAGCGCTCAACGGTCGCCCCCGAATAGAACAGCACCTCGCGGCGGCGCGGGCCTTCGGCCTTCGGCTCTTCCTCGTCGTCCTCCGGCGTCGGCATCGGCGCGAGTAGCTGGCCGGCCAGTTGAATCTTCAGGTCTTCAATCACTGCGTCACCCCCTGCCCGGCCTGCCGCACCGGAATCATTGCGCCTTGCACCAAATACTCTTCGCCGCCGCTGTACGGGTTCAGGTTTTCCTTTGCCCGGATCTCGTTCGCGTTCAGGACGCCGATGTTCCGCATCGCTGAGTAGAACGTGGCGCGACTGGCCGCGTCGCCGCGTAGCAGCGCGTCCATGTTGAACTCGGCGTAGTAGGTCTCGGCCTCGCGCGGACCGAACAGCTGCATATTGATCCGCTTCTCGATCCGCGCCAGCCATGGCCGAATCGTATGGGTGGCAAAGTCAATGCCCTGATGTTCGATGTTGTTGTTGGTCGAGCGCGTCAGGTCCTGGATCATATGCGGCGGCACGCGGAAGATGCTGCAGATATCGGCCTTCTGGTACTGGCGCAGTTCGAGGAACTGCATATCCCGGTGATTGATCGAGACCGACTTGATTTCGGCGCCCTGCTCAAGCACGCCGATTTTCCCCGCGTTGCGCACGCCGCCAAAGTTGCTCATGAGCCACGTCTGCAGGTTGTTTCGCGCCTCGTTGCTCAACGCTTGCGGGACCGTGAGATACGAAGGTGGCGTGGCGTTGTTGCGGAAGAAGTTCGCGCCGTACCCTTCCGCGTCCTGCGTCATGCCCAGCGCCTGCGCCATGTAGCTCACGGGCGAGTGGCCGGTGAGATTGTCTTCGCCGTCGTAGCCGAGGCCGGGGATGTGCAGGATATCGGACGCGGTGTACATCTGGTTGCTGTAGGTGTACACGAGAACGCCCGTCTCCGGGTCCCGCGCCACGCGCATTCCGGTTGGCGACAGCGGCACCAGGCGCACGACGTCGCCGCGCATGTTGGTTACGATGCGGGCGTAGAAGTTGCCGTGGAGGCAGAGGCACTTCGCGGCAAGCTCCCAGAACTCGAAGGCGCTCATGTCGTCGTTGGGCGCGTCGTGCAGGAGGTAGTACAGCGGGTGATTCCGATCCAACTGCCGCCCGTCGGTCGTGCGACGAAACACGCCGCAGGGTAGACTGCCGATGCTTTCGGCGATGACTCGCACGCAGGCCCAGACAGCGGTTATGCGCATAGCCGAGTCGGCAGACACAAACCACTTCGACCCGGTGACGGGCTTGTACCACCAATCGCTATCCGGCGGCGGGGTAGCTCCGAGTTTTACCATCAGGCGGCCAAAAGCGTTCATGTTGCGGTAGCACGAAACTTTCGAGTCGTGCTAACAGCGTAGCACGAATTTTGCCAACTGTAGCACGGGTATTTTTTCGCGCTCCTACCAACTGATGGTCAGCGGCACCATGTCCTCGTACACGCTCCGCTCAGCCCGCACGTCCTGAACACAGATGCCGGTCGCCATTACTGCCGCAATAACCAGGTCATTGCGGCTGGACTCGCGGCGTCGGTCAGAGTGAATCGGCTTGATATTGCCGGCGGGGTCCGTAGCAACTTCGGTGCAATCGACGCACCACCGGAACAGCGGGTTGCCGTCGTGGACGAGGTTGCGCTCGTGGACCAGCGCCTCGAAGCGTTTGGACGCCGGGGACATCGACCCGTAGCCCTGCCCGAACTCGACCACCTTGATCCCGGCGTCCATGAGTTGCTGTGCGGTGTCGCGGGCTCCCCATCGGTCATAAGCGATAGCCCGGATATTGAACACCCGCGCGAGGTCTGTGATATGCGCGACCACGTGCCGCCAGTCCACCACGTTCCCCGGTGTCAGCCGAACATGGCCGTCGTCGGCCCAGAGATCGTAACGCACGCCGTCGGATAGCGATTTGTCGCGGGCGGCCTGCTCGGGGATGTAGCCCCAGGCGCGGTAGTATACCTTGCCCTGATACGGCCAGCACAGGGCGAAGGCCGTAAGGTCGCGGACGCTGGCAAGGTCAAGGCCGCCGAAGCACGGCACGCCCGTCAGGTCGGGGAATTCGTCGCGGCAGGCGTCCCAGTCGCGGATCGGAATCCACTGCGAGTTGGCGCTCGTCCACTGGTTCAGGTACAGCCGCCGGAACGTGTTCTGGCGCTCGGGTCGGGCTAGGGCCTGCCGGAACTCTTCCTCGTAGTCGCTGAGTTCGTGGAGGTGGCCGAGCGACGGCAACGCCAGCGGCCAGAGCGTTTGATCGGTCCAGTCGGCGTCGGCGGGGACCTCGTAAATCAAGGGGAAGTAGCTGTCGTCCTTCACGTCGCCGCCAAGGACGCGCTTGGCGTAGGAGTACTCGCGGTAGCAGATGGACTCCTGCGAAGACCCGGCAGTGGTAATGGTGACCCACAGCGGATTTCGGCGGGACTTGCTGCCGGTGGTGAGGGCGTCGTACAACTCCTCCTCGGCGCGGCCCCAGGCGTGCAGCTCGTCGAACACGACCAAGCTCGGGTTATAGCCGTGCTTGCCGGCGCCGTCTGAGGACAGTGCGCGGATGATCGAGCCGGTTTCTTTGTGCCGAATCAGCTTGCGCGATTCGGTGATCTGGACCAACTCGGAAAGCTCGGCGGATCCGCGGATCATGCTTGCCACGGCGTCAAAGCAGATACTGGCCTGGTCGCGGTCTTTCGCGGCCATGTAGATTTCTTGGTTGGGCTCCGGGCTCAGGAAAAACTCCGCGATGACGAGCGCGGCGACGGTCTGAGTCTTGGCCTGTTTCCGGCCCATGCTGCAGTACGCCTTCCGGTACACTCGGCGGCCGTCGGCGCGTTTCCAGCCGAGGAGGTTAGCGATAAGCTTGCGGCTGTGCGGCAGGAGGACGAAGGGCTCAGGGCCGCCGCTTTTGGTGGACTTTGTAAGCATCAGCGACTCGATGACCGCCTCGGCCATGGTCACTGCGTCGAGATCGAACCAGATGTCAGGCTTTTCGCTTGGCAAGCTCGAGCACCTGGGACAACTTCGATTTCACCGGCGCCTTGGCGACGTCACGGAGGCCAGCCCGCGACCGTGCGCGAGGACCCATCAGCAGATGGCCGCGCAGTTCGTCCATTTGCCGCGTAATCGCAAGCCACAGCCGGTCGTCTGCCGCCGAGTCACGGCGAACTGTGGCGGTAGCGAGGTCGGCGTACTGCGAGGAGTCGATCTGGCGAATGGAGACGCCGGCGGCGCGGTTCTCGGCGACTAGGCGCTCGAAGACTCTCTTCTCTTTTGCCGTCAGGCCGGGAGGTGGCGTGATGTCTTCCTGCACGTACTCGACAGGCTTGGCGTTCTCAATTCGCGGTTGCGGTCCTCGGAGTCCCATAAGCGTAGCTGATAGTAGGCTACCACAGCGCCGCAACTGCCTGTCAATTTCCTGTGGAAAGCCTGTGGAAAAGTGGCTATCAGTACCAGTGGTTTTCCGAGGGTACCTGTGGAAAAGCTGTGGAAAACCGGCCGGGGCAAACTGGCGAAACTCGCAGTTTCTCGTAGCCGGGTTCCGGAAGTCGGTGCTGCGTAGATATCCACAGGATTTCCACAGCCCCTCCCCCTCCTAACCGTTAAGTCTTCGCCTTTTGTGCTCCTTTTCCACTGTTTTCGGGGTGCTGCGGCCCGCCAGCCTGTGGAAAGTTTTCCACAGGCCCTAGTACTACCTCCGTCTCCGCTCGGATCGGGTCTTCGTCGCGTGGCACGGCAAGCACAGAGCCTGCAAATTCCCCACCTCCAGCCGCGCACCACCCGCCCGCAGCGGTACGACGTGATCCACCATGCGCGACGGCGCTACGCCGCAGTGCTCGCAGATGGGCCGCTCTCGCCGAATCATGCGGGACAGCCGCTCCCAGGTGGAGTCGTAGCCGCGGGCGGTGGAGTCGGGTCGGTTGTCTGGTGGCCGCTGCTGGCCGCGCCTTGCGGCGATCAGCGCAGGGCACGCGCCCGAGTGGGCTCGGCTGCATCGGCTGCACCAGCGGGGGGGGGAGGTTGGCATGG